GGCGTTCCGTTCCAGGCGCCGAAGTGGGCGAGGACCTCCATGTAGGTGCGGGCGGCCGCGTGGTGGCACTCGTCGACGATGACCAGGCCGATGTCGCGGATGGCCTCGCGCCGCTTGGCTACGGCCAAGGTCTGGACGCTGGCCACGATCACGTCGGCGTCGGCGTGGTCGTCGCGCTGGGCCTTGACGATGCCGACCCGCAGCATCGGGTCGACGGCGAGCAGCTTGGAAGCGGCCTGCTCGATCAGCTCCTCCCGGTGGGCGATCACCAGGACGCGGCGGCCGCCGAGGCTGTCGAGCATCTGGTGGGCCAGGTGGGAGAACACCACGGTTTTCCCGGCGCCGGTCGGCAGGACGACGGCCAGGCGGTTGGTGCCGGCGGCCCACCCGGCGCGTAGCGCCTCGATGGCGTCGAGCTGGTAGGGCCTGGGCTTGAAGGCGGTAATGGTCATGTTCACCTCGGTTCGGTTGCTGGGGCTTTGCGGGGAGTGCGGGGAGTGCGGGGACTCGGTGCGGGGACTTCCGCCCGTCTTCCGAGCCGGTCTGATCAGCGGTTTTGCGGGGATGCGGGGACTTGCGGGGACTTGGGAAATCCCTTGATGACGGAGAGCTGCAGAACTGATCCGTGATGACGTGCGGCACATGTGTTGTGCGATGCATGTGCGACGTGCGCGCTATAGGGGAGGCGGAGGCAGGTCCCCGCAGGTCCCCGCATCCCCGCATCGGTGCAGGTGGGACCGGATGCGGGGAGTGCTTCGACTCCCCGCACAGGTCCCCGCGGAGTCCCCGCAGTCCCCGCAAGTCCCCCGGTCACGACTCGTGCCGTCCGGTGCCGCGGTCCTTGTGGACGTCGACGCGCCAGAAGTTCTGCTTCTTGTGGCTGTCGACGACCATGACGACCTTGTGGTCACCGAAGTAGCGGCCTGCGCGCGCCTTCAGCCAGATGCCCAGCTGGTTGGCGCTCGGCGGCTCGTTGCCCTTCCGCGGCACGTGGTTGGGCAGGCCCTGGATGAGCGCCCCCGTAGAGAGGGGCTCAGTGCCGTAGGTCTCCCGCCACATCTCCAGGAAGAGGGACCACTCCTGCAGTTCGTCGTCCTGGTCGCGGGCCTCGGTGCGGTCGGCCATCCAGCCTTCGACGCCGAGGAAGTCGAGCAGGCCGGCCATGAGGCTGGCCCACTCGCTGTAGTCGCCTTTGCGGACGCGGACCTGGGGCGTCCCCGCGGCGACCCAGGCCCGGACGAGCGTGACGAGCGCGGCGACCAGGGTGGAGGCGTTCTTGCGAAGCCACGGCCGGAGGTCGCCGATGGTGAAGTTGTCGCGCTGGTCGGGGTCGGGGCAGTCGGGGTCCAGGCGGACCCAGAGGACGCGGCGGCCGTTGTCCCCGCCGGTGCGGAGCGCGTTGCCGGTGACGATCCACAGCCGGTCGTTCGGCATGCTGACCTTCGACGTAGCGCCGAGCACGCGGTCTCCCCACACCTCGTTGGTCAGGAGCGCGGACAGGACCGGGCTCTTGATGACGGAGCCGTTGGGGAGGTTGTCGAGGACGACGACGGGCTGCCCGGTGCCGTACAGCTGCGTAGTGATGCTCTTCCGCAGCTCGGTGTCGTTCTCGGGCCAAGCGGTGTCGGCGATGCCGTAGGCGTGCCGGAAGATGTCTTTCAGCAGGCTCTTGCCGGATCCGGCCGCAGTCGCGGTGATCACGAACATGGGCGTCGGCCCGTGGAAGTACGGGCGCAGGATCGGCGTGAGCAGGGCGCCGAGGTAGTGCGCGCGGTCGCTGGCCGCGACCCAGGGGAAGTCCTTCAGGACCTGGTCGAGGACGATGCCCTTGGCCCTGTCGAGGCTGTCGCGGGTCACCTGCGGGGCGAGGCGGCGCAGCGGCACCCTCGGCTCGAGGTACAGGCCCGTCGTCCGGTCGTAGCCGAGGGAGTCGAGCAGTGTGCCGTCGGGTCGGATCACGGGCGACGTGACGATGCCGCGCAGGATGGGCAGGGGCCAGGACTTGCGGCCGAGGATCGTGGAGCAGCTCTTGGGCATGAGCAGCTCGCGTTCTTCCTCCAGCTGCTCGGTGAGCGGGTTGCGCTTCACGGTGAAGCTGGAGACGTGGTCGGCGAGGTAGGCCCGCAGGTTGTCGGTGCCGAGCTGCTGGACGATCGGGTCGTCGTTGTCGTCGCGGTAGACCCAGCAGGGGCCGCCGGACCGGGTGTACAGGTCGGGCAGGCGGCCGTCCTTCATGAGCTGGAGTACTCCGTCGATGGCGTCGGCCTCGTTGGTGATGTCCAGGTCGGGGCGGGAGGAGACGGACCGCAGCTGCGGGCCGCCCTCGAACTGCTCCTGGGCGTCGGGGGCGTGGTCCGGGTCCAGCGCGGACGAGCCGTCGGCGAAGTGCTGCGCGGGCACGGACGAAAGCCGCCGGCGGGGCGGCTCGGTGCCGTACCCGTTGCGGCGCAGCTCGGCCGCCGCGGCCTTGAAGTTCCCGCGGTGTTCGAGCAGCGTGTACGCGCCGAACTTGGAGTACGGCACGTCAGCCTGGAACTCCGAACCGGTGGCGAACACCCACAGCCGGTCTTTCTCCGGGTCACGGCCGGTGGTGGCCTTGATGCCTCCGACGCCGTCCGCCCACCCCCAGTAAGTGGTGTGACCGCGCGTGATGATGGGCCGGAAGTTCCCGCGAAGGATGTCCGCCCAGTCCGCGCGGGCCTCGAAGTCCTCGCCAGGGCGCAGGCCGCCGCCGGGCAGCGGCTCCTGCGGCTTGGGCGCGGTCTTCGGCGCCTCGGGCACGGGCATCTGGTCGACCATCCGGCAGATGTCCCGGATGGCGTCCATGGTGTCGCCGTCGATGACAGGGATGCCGGCGGGCGACCCGGCGACGCGGACGTATGGCCGACCGGAGGCGTGCACCGGGCCGCTGGACGGCTCGACCAGGCCGTATCCGCCCTCGCCGCGCGTTTCGATCAGAGGCCGTACGATCTTCGTGTTCGGCTTCTCGGCGATACGCTGACGCTCGGAGGCGTCCCACTCGTCTTCCCGGGCCAGCCGCTGAGCCAGCTTCCGGTTCGGGGGGACGGCGGCGCCATCGAGGCGGATGCGGTAGTGCCGGCCGCCGGAGGGCGACTCCGTCACCCAGCCGTTCAGGATCGCGTGCCATGCCTCGCTGACGCGGGGGCCGGACGCCTCCATGATCTCGGTGACCTCGTCCAACAGGCCTTCGCGGATAGCGAGGCCCTCGAACTCGATCAGCTCGACGGCACCGGACACCGCGCCGTAGACGACGGCGATGCCGCGGGGCCGGTCGCCGCCGAACCACGTGTCGTGATCGGCGGGAGTGGTCCGGTCCACCTTGTACTGCAGCCAGGACACGGCCGGCTTCTTGCTGCCGTCGGCCTTGATGGGGAGGACGCACAGGCCAGCGTCGTGCAGCTCGCGGGCGGCGGCCCGGAGGTCGGTGGGCTGTGAGTCGGTCAACGGGTGCTCCCGTGGTACTTGGAAAGGTGGTACGCCTTGATGCCGTCGACGAAGGCGGCGACTCCGCCGGGCCCGCGCGGTGCGGGATTCCCGTCCTCGCCCTTCACGCGGTCGCTCGCGCAGACCGGGCCTTCCAGGCGGTGCGGGCAGCCGGGGCGCAGGCACTCGTACCTGGCTCGCTGCCCGTCCAGGTCGACGAACAGGGCGCCCTCGAAGGGCTCCGGGGCGGCCGCGCGGGCCCGGGACACCCCGGGCCGCGCGGCGGTGGCGGTCAACTGCCCGCCTTGTCGGCGACGCGGGCGGCCCAGTCCTCGACCGCCTCGACGTACCCGGACGCGACGGAGGCCTGGAAGCTGGCGGCCAGCTGCTCTTCCTCCTCCAGCTCGGCGATCGCGGCGCGCAGCTGCTTGAGGACGACGCGAGGGCTCAGCGCTCGGGGCACGATGGCGAGCCCGCCGGTGGCGGTCCAGATGACGTGCAGCTCGGTGGGCTGGTCGACGGCGCGGGTGGTGTGCAGCGTCAGGCCGTGGGCGCTGCTGAGGGCCCGGATCTCCTCGCGGGCCAGCGCGTCGATGACGCGTCCGAAGACGGCGTCGGGGTCGCCGTGCTGGACGATCAGTTCGGCGACGAGGTCAAGGAACTCGGCGACGGCCGGTTCCGCGTCCTGCTTCGCGGTCTCGATGTCGGTGAGGGCGCGCATCACGGTCGCGCTGGGCGACGGTGTGCGGGTCGTGGGAAGCTCAGGCATGAGCGGACCCCGTCTCTACTTGCTGGTGGGTGCGGGCTGCTCGGTAGGCGCCCCCGGCTGGACCCCGGGGGCGTCGTCGTCGGTGGCCGCTGCCGACTGGACCTCGGCGGCGACGAACTGGGAGAGGCCCATGTAGGCCAGGAGTTCCGTCTTGCGGACGCGGAAGGCGCGGCCGAAGCGGATGACCTCGACGGGGAACTCGCCCTTGTCGATGAGGTCGTAGCCGAGGGTCTCGCCGATGTTGAGGGCGGAGAACGCCTCGCGCGCCGAGGGCATCGCGGGCAGCGCCACGACCTGTGCGAGCGTCATGGGGGCGGCGGTCGTCATATGACCACCTGCTGTGCGGGCTGTGCGGGGATGAGGGTCCGGCCGGCGCGCTCCATCGGTATCCACAGCACCAGCAGGTCGACGCCGAGCCGCGCCGCGATCTTCCGGGCCTTGTGCTCGGGGACGACGCGCTGCGCGCCGGTCATGAGGTTGCCGATCGTGCCGTGGGCGACGCCGGCGGCCTCGGCGAGTTCGCGGCTGGTGACGGCGTCACCGGTGCCGGTGCGCTCCATGAGGAGCTTGAGTCGGTCGCCGCTGACGACCGCGTACAGGCTGGGGGTTTCGCTCACTTTCACCTCGCGTGACGTTTCTTTCATTGCGCTGAACGGCGATGGGATGAGCTTTGCATGAGCTGAACGCTTTGTCCAGCAGTCTGAAAGTTCGAAGCGTGCGGCGGTAATCAGTCAATGACTCAGAGCGACCTGGCGTGATCACTCCACTTGCTGAACAATTCGTGCAGTGAGTGGAATGAACGGTGCTGTTGACCTGCTCGTATATCCCAGCGGGCTACTCAGACCTTGAACACCTTTTG